GGCGTAATGAGCGTGTTTTGCTGGATCCAGGGGCTGGCGGTATGTCTGCTGTTTGTAAGCGAGTGTTGAGCCTGCGCGGTGATGTATGGGCAATGCTCGATTACGATGATTTCAACAGCCAGCATACTCTGCGATGCCAGAAGTTGTTGATAAAGACTTTGTGTGACTTTGTCGGTTATGATAAGCTAAGGGCTGAGAATTTGGTAAGGAGTTTTGATCGTATGCAGGTCAGTGCGGGTGGTGAGTGCGTAGGTTATATGGCTGCGACGTTAGCGTCTGGTAGCAGGGTGACAACCTTCGTTAATTCAATGTGCTGCGCTGCATACATCATGGCTTCTGCACCGCATTTGTGGGATCGGTTCTCTTCGATGCATACAGGTGACGACGTGATTGCAAAATTTAGTTGTTACAGTGAGCTTGACGAGATTCTGACTACTTTACGGAAGCGTGGCTGTCGCTTAAATTCTATGAAGCAGAGTGTTGGCTACAATAGTGCAGAGTTTTTGCGAATGGTTATAACTAGTAACGGCGCTAGAGGTTATGTGTCGAGGTCAATAGCAAGTTTAGTTGTTGGTAATTGGTCAACTGAGGCGATAGGCGCGCCGCGGGATTTGTTAATGTCATTTGTTGGCACAGTTAGATCAGTTATAAACCGAAGTGAGTGTGTTAGTGTCGGTTCACTACTTGCGCACAGCCTCCAGAAGAGGTGTGGAAGATTATTAAAATTAAATTTGATGGAAAGGGTCCTGACAGGTGAGGTGTCAGTCTGTGATGGTCCGAGTTTTGCATGCAACAAAGCAGTGATCAGCAGTGTGGTTGTGGTGAGTAAACAGCAGGAGATTGACACAGATGTAGTGTCACGCGCTGGGCGGACGCACTCTACGAGTGACTACCTGAGCAAGCACGTCTCCCCGGTTGAAAGGTATTGTCTACAGTTGGTTGGGAAGTCAGTAAAAACAGCAATGGTACGCGCATCTTATGCGAAGAGTGTCATGGCTGGCTCGACTTCCATCAGGCAGAACATAGTCAGTAAAATTCGACGGGTTGACAAGGTCGCGATAGGTGTGGTGAATTCCAGGGCATTGGTTGGAAGTAGCACTAGGCGAGGAGTGCTATCTAGATATCCGGTGTTGGTCATGTTGAAGGATGTGTTACCGAAGCGCGCCGTTGTAAAATTACTTGAGTACCTAGGACAGCCCAGTGGAGGAAAAGACTGGTTCGATCATGCATGGGGAGGCAACGAGTCCGGCAGCATTGTCTGCGGAGTGTTGCCTTACGGAGACGCAAGTTCACTATGCAAAGTCACGACATGTGGTGTGATTGTCGTCGACTACCCAGTCCGGATGTAAAGCGT